AGAAGCAACAGCATATGCTCAAAGCGGATAGGAGCTCACATGGTAGCGAAAAAAATTGAGGGTGCAAAAATACTAACAAAAGCTGTTTTCAATAAACTAGCAAACAAAAAAGAAAATCTAGGACTGACTAAAGGTCAGTTTATGAATAGATTACGTATGCAAGGTTATACAGATAGAGAGGGTAACCTTATAAAAAGATCACCTAATGATAACGACAGAAAAGTTGCTATGGGTCATTACTTTGTAAGTAACAAAGAAATAAAACCATTTTTAGATGCTCAACCAAGTAAAATGGGCAGGCACCAAAAAACATTTGAGGAACACGTTGAGTATTTAAGAAGCGTTGGCAAAAATGATGCAGCGGACAGGTACGTTAAATTAGCAAAGACTGATCCTAAAAAAGCAAAAAAACAAATTCAAGGTTATGTGCCAAGAATTAAAGCAGAAATAAAAGATCCGGTAGGCACTGCAAAAAGAAAAAAGAAGTCTAAAAAGAAGTTTCTTGCAAGTGAAAAAGGTCAAGAATCTTTAATATTAGATAGAGTTAGAAAATCTAATAAGTTTCCTTATGGCACTAATCCAACTGAAAATGTATATGGTCAATTAATGCGAGCAGCCATTGATAGTAAAAACCAAGGCCGTATTCAATTTGTAACACCTAAAGCAAAAAGTAACTTTGATAGTTTTCACAAACAACTAAAAGAAGAAATTAAAGCAGTTGGTAGAAGCAAACCAAAAATGGAAAAACTTATGCAAAAGTACAAACTTAAAGATACTCTTGCTCGTGATGCTATAACTGGTAAAGAAGCAGGTTCTTTTAACATAGATACTTTAGAAAAATTTATGGAAAATAGCGTAGGTATAGGACTAGGAAAAGGTTCATTTGCTGCTGCTAGAAGACCTTTTGCCTTTAGAGATTTTTTAAAAAATTATAAATTACCTGACAATGAACTTTTAAACACTAGAATAGCAAGGCTTCTAAATATTAAAGACAACGTAGTGTTTAATGTTCATCATTACGACAGAGGACTTCAATATAATCCCTACTCATCTCAAGTTACTCTTAGACGACCAAACGAAGAATTAGCAGGTTTGATAGGTAGATGGAACACGCAAAGAGGAGCTGCAGGCACTCCCACTTCTACATATCAAAACGTAACTCAAGTGGATGAAGCTTTTATGAAAGAGTTAGATTCTATGCCTGGAGGAATACAAACAACAAGTGAATATACAGGAGATTTAATTGGTGTTGCTCCAACACTAGATACTTTAGTTACTGCGGCATACAAAGGAGCTAATAGAAGTCAAGAAGCAAGAAGAGTATTAGCAGCCTTGCAAGCCAATCCTAGATACATAGAGGAGTTTAAACCACATAAATTGAATGAAGGTGGATCTGTTAAAAAAGAGTATCCATCAATTAGTCTTGTTAAAGAAGAAGACTCAAATCTAAACTACATAAAAAGAAATAAATTTTCAGAGGGTGGACTAATAGCAACAAGACCCGAAAGACAAAGTTTTTCTATTGATGAGTTAAAGAGTAATAACAAGATAGGTGTACTTGAATCAATGTTGGCTGGTGTTGGTTCTGGTCTAATACAGATACCAAAAGGCGCATTCTCACTTGGTGCATCACTTTTAGATTTAGGTTTTGGAACAAACAACGCAGCTAAGGTAGAAAAATATTTTGATGATCTAACTGATCTAGATGAAAAAGCAGAAAAAACTTTTCTTGGTAACATGACACAGTTACTTGTTAACCTCGGTGTGCCAGGCGGAGCTGCATTTAAGATAGGTTCAGGCCTAACCAAAAAAGCATTATTAGCAAAAAAGAATGGTAACTATTTTAAAATGACAGACCCCAAACTTGTAGAAAAGTTTGGAACTGCACTAGACACAAAGGGTCGTATCTTTGCGACCATGGGCGGTGGTGGCGCAGTGGCCGTATCGGATATGATATTCGCTGGTGACGTAGAAGATATTGGAACACTGGGAGATATGTTTGGTGGCCCAACAGAATTATTACCAAACGATTCTGATAATGCAGCTAGAGAAGTTATGAACAGAATAAAATTTGGTGTGGATGGTGCTTTGTTATTAGGTGCACTCGGTGCTACAGGTTCTGCTCTTAAAACAGCAATAAAAAGAAGAGACGAGCTTGGGTCAAACAACGAAAAGATTGATTACTTTTTGTCAGCGTTTAGACCTAGGGGTAGAAAAACAGAAGAGTTTTTTGCTTTAGAAAGAGAAAACATAGGTTTGAGACAAGGGGATGTAAACTATGCGTCTGAGGTTTCTAGAAAACTAGACAAACATATCGATGCTATTTTTCCATATGTAAAAAGCCCATTTAATAAAATGGGTAATGATGGTCGTAGAGATTTCATGAAAGAACTAAATGATACTTTGTTGTCAGGTGACATAGGAAGAGACGCAAAAGGTGACATACGGTTTGGTCCCATGAGTCCTGAAAGAGTTGGTAAAATAACCAAAATGATGAGAGACAAAGGAGCAAAACAAAAAGACATAGATGGTGTAATTGACTCGTTTGAAATGATGCGTGGTGGCTGGGGCCATATGTTTACACGACTTGGAAAAACAATGGACGATGCAGGCAAAACAGAATTTGCAGAATTATTTAGTAACAAGTTTAGAGACTATCTTGGATCAACCTACGAAATATTTAGAAACAAATCTTTAATACCACTTTTCAACTACAAACCATCAGAGCAGGCTGTAGAAAAAGCAATTAAAATGTTTCAAGATTCTGCAGAACTTGGTGGTAAAGGTAGATTGTCTAGAGAGCAGGCTGAGTATTATGTTAACAGATTAGTTGAGACGGCTAGACCTGCAAGAGAGATCGCAACCAAAGCTGAAAAAACATCTGGTATATATTTCAATGCGCCGGACTTCTTTTTGAACAAAACAACTTTGTCTGATATAGAAAAAATAGGTGATGGTATTTTACCTCTTGATGAAGTTATGAAAGCAGAACGTCAAATTATAGAAGAGGTATTAGGTAAAGTAGAAGATCCACTACAAACAGTGCTCAACGGTACAAACAGACTGTCTATGGTTACAAGAAGAAGACAGTTCTATAACACGCTGGTAAAAGAAGATGCGGACCTAGAGTTGAAACGACTAAGATTTGTAGAAAACAATCCTGGTGTCGCGATCCCAAAAGAAATGAGAGGTTTCTTTAGAGACACGGAACTAGAAGCGGTAAACGCGTTTGGTGCTAATGTCAAAAAGATAGAGATAGATCCAGGCAGGACTATTGAAGCGGGGATCACGGATTCTTTAAACGGAAAATATGCACCAAGAGGTGTTGCTGAAGCTATTGAAGAGTCTGCTATGGTGGCTAGAGATAAGTCAACACTTACACAGCTATATGAAAATTTTATTCTTTACCCAAAAGCAACTTCTCAATTAGCCAAAACAGTTCTTAGTCCCATAACACACGTCAGAAACTTTTTATCTGCATCTGCATTTACAACAGCAAATGGTTTGATACCGGGTCTAACAGTCAGCTTTGATGACACAGCTAATGCATTTAAAGAAGCTTACAGACAACTACAGATACCTGGAGCAAGACAAGCAAACGACAGATATAGAGAGTTGCTTAGACTAGGTGTTGTAAACAACAACGTAAGACTAGGAGATCTACAAAGACTATTGAATGATGTAAACTTTGGAGAGACGTTTAGTTCTACAAAAGCATTGAGAGACTTGATGAGGCCTTTTTCAAAAGGTAAAAAAGTTCTAGAAGACTTCTATACAGCTGAGGATGATTTCTGGAAGATGACAACTTTTGCTTTAGAGCGAAACAGAATAAAGACAGCACGTGCAAAATATGGCATGGACATTTCTGAAGATGTACTCGATAGGGCTGCAGCTGATTTAGTAAAAAATAACGTACCTAACTATGACATGGTAAGTGAGTTTATCAAAGGCATAAGACGTGTGCCTTTTGGAAACTTTGTATCTTTCCCTGCAGAGATAATAAGAACGTCTATGAATATTCTGGACACTGCAAAAAGAGAAATATTTACACCACATACTCTTGATGATGGTAGGGTGGTTTATCCGTTTAGAGACATAGGGTTAAAAAGATTGTTTGGTTTTACAACTACAGCTGTTGGTGTGCCAACTGCTCTTACAGCAGGATTCTCAGCGCTGTATGACGTGACAGAAGAAGAATTAGACGCGCTTCGTAGATTTGTTCCTGATTGGTCAAAAAACTCTACACTGATACCAATTAGAGGCGAAGACGGTAAACTGAAATACATAGACTTTTCACACACAAACGCATACGACACAGTCGTTAGGCCTTTTAGAACAATGATCAAGGGCGTAAGAGATGGCCTTGAAGAAGGTGAGCTTACAGAGAATGTAATTAGAAGCATGATTGAGGCAACAACTGAGACTGCATCACCTTTCATCGGTGAGTCTATTTGGTATGAAGGTATGACAGATATATTTATTAGAAAAGGACGTACAAGAGAAGGCAGAAGATTGTGGACAGATCAAACACCTTTGGGTGATCAAATGCTAGCAGGTATAAAACATTTAGGTGCAACACAATTACCTGGTTCATTACCTGCCTTTGAGAGACTATATCAAGCAGCTACAGATACACCGGATGAATATGGTAGAGAGTTTGAAATACCAGACGAAGCTTTGGGTTTATTTGGTTTTAGGGCAATTGAGGTAGATCCTGTAACAGCAATGAAATTTAAAATTGCAGACTTTTCTACAGGTATAAGAAACGCAAGACGTGAGTTTACAGGTCCTTTGCTTAGAGGTGGTGAAATTTCTCCAGAGCAAGTTGTAGATCAATTTCAAATAGCTAACAACGCTTTGTACAACGTACAGAATAAAATGTTTAAAGATTACTATGCGGGTAGATTATTAGGCGCAACTGAAAGACAACTAGATAATGAGTTTGCAGATCGTGTGTCAAACATATCTTTAAGATTTTTAAAAGCTGGTAGATTTAGACCTTTTGTACCTTCAGAAAACATTGAACAGGCGTTCAGAGATAACGCTTTAGCGATAGGTAGACCTAACGCATACTTACAATCAAGAGAATTTTTAAGAAGTTTGATAGCTCGTTATAACAATTTACCTTTGGGTGGTTCTTTACCAGTCATAGAAAATCCTTTTAGACAAATACTTGGAGAAGGTATCACATCACAAATGTCTGAAACAACACCACAAGGTTTAAAAGTTAATTTAACTAACCCAGTTGTTCCAAGAACTGGTAGTACTCAAACTAACATGAATCAAACAGCAGAAAAAGGTCGGAACGTATTTGGAGCTACTGACCCAATATTTGGAAGTTAATATGAATGACACTGTAAAAGGCATAACACCAGAAGGCGACAGAGAACATATTATATCTCTGTATGGACATGTTAAAGGCGTAGAGCGTGAAATAGAAATAATTAAAACTAACCACCTTGCGCACCTAGATAACAAGATCACACACGTGCACGAAGACGTAGAGAAATTGGGTGGTAAAATAGATAAGATCTATTGGGTTGTTATAACTACGGTGGGGGCCGTTGGTTTAGTATTCATAGAAACATTGTTAGGAATGATCTAATGGACCAAAAATATAAATCAATGTTAGATTTACCTACAAGTCCAGATGACTACCCTTATGGTTATGAACAAACCGCTCAACCCAATGAAGCAGAACTACAAAGATATTATGAACTGCACCCACACATGACCGACATTCCTGTATTAGATAGTGGGTTGCCAGACTTTGAAGGTTTTATTCCTAGTGATCTTCTCATAGAAGATGAGTTTTATATGGATCCGGGCGAAGTAGAAGAGAGTCGAAAAAGATTTGGTATTATAGAAGCGCCACAACAAGGTATTATGAGAGAGGTTACTCCAGAAGGTATGTACATGTGGAATCTTGCTAGGCAGATTATGGGATACGAGGTTTAGTATGTCAAAAATTAAAGCAGCTATGGGTATAGGATCTCTTTTAAGAGATCTATTTAGAAGACGACGTTTAGGTGATGTGCTTGGCGCGTCAAGATTTAGAGCTACACCAGAACAGATTGCCCGACCACGAAGATTTTACAGAGGGGACGTTTTGCCTTTTGGCACTATACCCCGCGTAGGTGGTCAAGCTTATCTGCAAACAAGTACGGGCACAGGAGCCGCACTTCACGGGCCTGGACTGCAAGGAGTAGATCTTACAACAAAACTCGCAAAAGCCCGAGAGTACGCAGACTTTGCTAGGTATGGAGGTGGTGTTCCTGTCATTAGATCTCAAAGATATAAACCAGGTGTAAACCTTGACATGGATGAATTGTTTTCTCTATACCCTAGAAGCTATCCACGCGATTTTATACCTGATCACATAAGAATAAACCCAAGGAGAGGCCTTGTTCCAATAGATAGGACTAGAACCATTTTGGAAAACTTAAGACAACTCATTCCTGACAGTTACGATAGACCACTTCAAGGAATAAGAGCCTTGATAAAAAAAATAAAAAATCCAGAACAAAGAGAAATAATTAAAAGAATACTAATTGGAGACATTAAAGGACTTAGAACAGGAGGACAAGTATAATGAAACTATCAGCAAACTTCTCACTAGCAGAGCTAACAAAATCTCAAACAGCGACTCGTAAAGGAATAGACAATACTCCTTCAGATACGCATATTCAAAACCTTATTCACCTAGCGGAGTCCGTCCTGCAACCAGTGCGTGAGCACTTCGGTAAACCGGTCATGATATCTTCAGGCTATCGTAGCCCAGCGCTGTGCGAAGCTATCGGATCTTCGACTAAGTCACAGCATGCCAGGGGTGAGGCAGCAGACTTCGAGATAGCAGGAG